CCAATGTGCAAATATTGCTCAGTATACTAATATAACTAAACCTCAAAAAACAAGAGAGTTTAAGATTAGAGGTAAAAAAAATAGAAACTTTTTAGCAGGATAAAATATTATGAGCAAATCACCAGTACCAACTGCACCTAAACCAAAAAAAGATGCCAGTGGTAAATTAATTAAATCAACCAAGAATGTTTCACATGGAACATACAGATGCAAAAGGAAACCAAACTCAAAGAGGTGCAGACAAAAATGACAGATAAAAAAAACGAGCTAAAAATAGATGGGATTTACACAGCAAGAGATTTATATACAGATGTTATGGATTTATATGCTGGTAAGACATTCAAGCAATACAGTGTAGGTTTCAAAGACCTAGAACCTTATTTAAAGATATTAAAACCAAGTTTTAACATATTCACTGGAACACCAAACTCAGGCAAGAGTTCACTAACATTGGACATCATGATGAGATTAGCCAAAAGCGATAATATGAAGTTTTTGTTATTCTCTCCTGAGAGTGAGCTAGGTGTTAACCTACAGAGGGTTATAGAGAAATATCTGCACAAACCCTTTGCCTCAGTATTCCCAAACAGAGCCACAGAAAACGAAGTTGTAGAGGCACTGGCATTTATACAAGAACATTTCTTCTTTGTAGATAGAAAAGGTGGACTCCCTGATGTTGACTGGATTTTAGAAAGAGCCAAGTTTTGCGTAGACAACTACAGCATAGATGGATTGCTAATCGACCCATACAACGAGCTGAGTCCTATGAGAACCCTAAGAGAAGATGAGCATATCAGTATGCTAATCAGTAAGATCAAAAGATTTAACCGAGAAACTAACACCATAACATTCCTTGTAGCGCACCCAACCAAGCAGATCAGAAATGCAGAGGGCAAGTTTGAAGTCAAGAGTGCCTATGATATTAGTGGTGGAGCAATGTTCAACAATAAAGGAGATACCATAGCCATTGTTACAAGAGATTTTGAGAACCATGTAACACAAGTCAGGATATGTAAGGTCAGAGAAGATACCATACAAGGCTCTATTGGTGAGTGTACCCTTAAATTCAACCCTCAAACTAGATGTTATGAAGATACAGGGTTTATATATTAGCAAATACTAATGTAAATAATTGCAAATAATTGTAAATATATGTTGACCCATTATGGGTATATGTTAATATGTATATATGGAGTTGATAAAAACTCTTAAATATAACGAGAAACGAGGAAAATAATATGTATGACAAAAAAACTTTTAAAGTAATGATGGGTAGTGATGAGGATAACTGGTTGATTACTATTAATCATTACACTAACGAGGAATATTTAACTGAAAATGGCTCTCTTATTAATTTTAGAACAGAGGCAGAGGCTAAAATTTTTGTTAAAAAATTGAACGATATTGTAAATAGTACAAATCATAACAACAGATAAACAAATAATTAATGGTGTGGGTGTCACTTAAACCACCCAAAACAAAAAATTAACGAGAAACGAGGATAAAAACATGGAAAAAATCAGAACTACTTTAGATCAAGAAACTACTGATTGGATTGATTCTCATAGCAACAGAAGATTATTAGGTTGTCTTAACAATAAAGACAAGATTGGTATTTTGGGTATAATATCTTCTACTGATAAAAGATATAAAACTTATGCTAGAAACTTACTTGATGCAAGAAAAGAGTCAGGGTTTGATGATTCAGTTTGCATAAAACAATAAAATCAATTCTCCCTAAGAAGAAGAGTAGCCAAATGGTTGCTCTTTTTTTTTATTTACTGTATAAAAAGGATATATGCCTAAAATAGTAAACAAAGATGCAGAAAAGTCAGATATGGTAACTATGTTATCAGGTCTTGGCATAACTCATGAGCAGATATGTTCTGTACTTAAGATCAGTAAACCTACCCTGTATAAATACTATCAAGATGAGCTTAACACTGGCAAGGCAGAGGCTAATACTAAGGTTGCTCAGAATCTCTTTAGAATGGCTACTGGTGAGGGTAGAGAGGCAGTAACAGCAAGTATATTTTGGCTAAAGACTCAGGCTAACTGGAAAGAAACGCAGACCATAGAGGTTAAAGATGCTACAGAAGAAAACCAACGATTCAAAGAATTGGCACAGAGAATTCGAGATCATAGGCTCTCAGAATCAGATAGCACTGAACTTGCTCATTGAATGGTGGGATAAAGCAAGAGATAAACAGATTATCTCAAAAGACCCTAAATACAATATACATCTAATCATTGCTGGTAGAGGATTTGGCAAGACTCTCAGTGGCAGTTATGACCTTATAGAATACTGTTTACTAAATGCTGGTGTAACTACAGCAGTAGTAGCGCCTACCTATGGAGATTTAAAGAGAGTAGTCTTTGCAGGTGAATCAGGATTAATAAAGATTATTCCACCTGAACTCTTATCAGATAAAGGCTACAACAAGTCAGACAGCACCATAACCTTTTACAATGGCTCAACGATTGTTGGCGTTCCTGCTGAGTCCTATGATCGACTTAGAGGACTAAACATCTCAAGAGCATGGTGTGATGAGTTAGCATCTTGGAACTACAGAGAGGCGTTTGATAACTTAATCATGGCGCTAAGAATAGGAGATAACCCTAAGTGCATAATAACCACTACACCAAGACCCATACCACTGATAAGAGAACTTGCAAAAAGAGATGATGTTGAGGTCATAAAAGGCTCTACCTTTGAGAATGTAGACAACTTGGCTCAGTCAACTGTTGAAATGTTTAAAGAAAGATACGAGGGTACTCGCATTGGCAGACAAGAAATCTATGGTGAGATTCTTGAAGATGTAGAGGGTGCGCTGTTTAATTATAAAGATATAGAACAGGCAAGGTTAAATTCCCACCCAACACTACAGAGAATAGTAGTTGCCATTGACCCTGCTGTAACTAGCAACAAAGACTCAGATGAAACTGGAATAATAGTTGCAGGTAGAGATGAGAATAATCACTTCTATATCCTTAATGATTCTAGTCAGATATCCAGTCCTGATATATGGGTCAAAACAGCTATAGATTTGTATAAAAGATATGAGTGCGATAGGATAGTAGCAGAGGTTAATAATGGTGGTGATCTAATTGAAAGACTTTTGCGTACACAAGATGAAACAATACCTTACACAAGCGTTAGAGCAAGTAGAGGTAAGATGGTTAGAGCAGAACCCATATCAGCACTCTATGAACAAGGTCGAGTACATCATATGAATGTATTTAAAGAATTAGAAGAACAAATGTGCCAATTCACTGGTATTAGTGTAAAATCACAACATGATGACAGAATTGATGCTTTAGTTTGGGCGTTATCATCTTTACAGAATAGTGGTAAAGCAGTATTTAGAATTAGTTGAGGACTACATGGGATTATTTGATATTTTTAAAAAGCAGAAGATGAGCAAAAAAGATGCTCCAAAGATAATGATTAACAAGTTAGATGCCTATGCAGGTAAGACTAACAAGACATACAAGTCTTATGCTAAAGAGGGATATCAAGACAATGCGATAGTACACAGATGCGTAAAACTAATAGCAGATTCATCAAGTGCTGTTAAGTTATGTGTATATCAAGGTGATGAGAAGTTAGAATCTCATGAGCTATTATCTTTATTAGAAAGACCTAATCCTCTACAAAGTGGAGTAGAATACTTTGCATCTTTGTATTCATATCTATTAATATCAGGAAACTCTTATTTACTTAGAGATTCTGAAAACTTTACACCACCAAAAGAATTATATCTATTAAGACCTGATCGTATGGAGATTAAGGCTAGTAACAGCATTATACCTGCTCAATACGATTATATTATCAATGGAATGGTTACTAACTCATATCCAGTAGATCAAACAACAGGTCAATCACAAATAAAGCAAATTAAACTATGGTCACCACTAGATGATTACTATGGGTTATCACCTTTAATGGCTAGTGCTTACAATGTAGATCAGCACAACTTAGCTGGACTGCACAATGTAGCGTTACTAAAGAATGGTTGTACGCCTAGTGGTATGTTGAAGTTCGAGCCAACAGATGAAACAGGCGCTAGTGCATCATTGACAGATGATCAAAGAGCAAGATTGTTAGAGGACTTAGAATTTAGATTTCAAGGCTCTCATAACTCAGGCAGACCTATGTTGTTAGAGGGCAACTTTGAATACAAGCAATTAGGACTAAACCCTAAAGATATGGACTTCTTAGAACTGCTAAACCTATCTGCAAGAGAGATAGCATTGGCGTTTGGCGTTCCAGCTCAGATGCTTGGAATACCTGAGGCTAATACATACAGCAACATGGAAACAGCTAAACTAGGTATGTATGAAGAAACCATTATACCTTTGCTCACAAGAGTAGAGTCTGATCTAAATGAATTCTTAACGCCTCTATACAATGAGGATATCCATATCAAATACGACTTAGACAGTATTCCTGCTATGGCAGAAAAGACCAAACAAGTGTATTTAGATGTAAGTCAGGCAGTAACAGCAGGTATTATTACTAGAAACGAGGCTAGGGAGAAACTAGGACTAGAACCTATTGATGGCGCTGATGAGTTATATATACCATCTAATCTATTCCCAATAGGTGAGAAAGATGATGATACTCCACTGGAAGATGATGATAACGAGAAACTCTATGATCTAGCCTATGGAACTAAAGCAAGGGTAGATGTTGATACCTTTACCACAGAAGAAGAGGCAGAAGAACGAGCAGAAGAGATAGGTTGTCAGGGCATACACTCTCATGATAGAGATGGTCAAACAGTTTACATGCCTTGCAAGACCCATAGAGAATATGAATCATTACTAGCAGATGGTAAAGCATTAAGCGATATTGATACAAAACCAACTGATAGCATGGCATCAGAGGCTCAGAGAGGCTTAAATTGGCGTAAAGAGTTTAATAGAGGTGGAACATCAGTAGGTGTTGCACGAGCTAATCAACTCGTTAATAAAGAATCCTTATCAGTAGATACTGTTTTAATAATGTATAGTTTCTTTTCAAGACATGAAGTCGATAAACAAGGACAAGGGTTTAATCAAGGAGAGAAAGGTTATCCATCAGCAGGTAGAATCGCATGGGCGCTGTGGGGTGGAGATGCAGGATTTAGCTGGTCTACTAAGAAAAGGAATCAGATTGAAAGAGAAAGAAATAAGAATATAGACCTTGAGCTGGAAGAAAAGGTTGCTGGAGTGACAGGCTCTACTCTAAAAGCATTAGAGGATAAAGTAGAAGAACACAATAAAAAGCATGGAGATAAAAAGGGAAAGAAAGTGACTGTGGGTATGTTGGCTCGTGTATTTAAGAGAGGCATAGGCGCTTATAGAACTAACCCTCAATCTGTCAGACCATCAGTTAGACAGCAAGGTGGCGAGGATAGATGGGCGTTTGCTAGAGTTAATGCTTTTTTATCTGCTGTGAGAACAGGTAAATTTTCAGGTGGCAAGTTTGACTTAGACTTATTGCCAAGTGGACACCCTTTATCTTCTAAAGACTAAGAAAGTTATAATGAAGTCCAAAACATTGGCAGAGAAGAAACATATGCAAAAAGTTGCAGAATTAGGTTGTATTGCGTGTAGAAAGCTGGGTCACTATGATACACCAGCAGAACTTCATCATATTTCAAGTGGAGCTATGGGAAAACGATCAAGTCATTTCAATGTAATTCCACTCTGTCCATATCATCACAGAACATCAAAAGAATCGTATCATCAGAATCCTTTATGGTTCACTCAAACCTTTGGCACTCAGACTGAACTCTTAAATGAAACACTGCAATGGCTAAAGTAAAGATAGATAAACGCAAGTATTACAGAGAATCATTAAGATTATACGCTAAGTTAAGTGGTAATCTCACTAGAACCCTAGATAAGTTATTCAAACAACAAAGAATCTTAGCCAGTAAAAGATATGCTCAGAATGAGATTATAACTGATTCGTTTTACCTAGAACTGGCAACTAAACTGCACAAGGTCTTTACTAGAAATGTTAAGCAAGTATTTGACAATTCTAAAGAGATGACTGAGAGAATGAGGCAGATCAAGGCTACAGATGAAGAGGCATTGGAGCTATATGGCGCAACTATTGGTGAAAATGTAACTCAGGTCACACAAACAACTAAGAAACTAGTAGAGGCAAGTATTGTAAGTTCTTTAAATGATGGTCTAGGCACAGAAGATACTGCAAAAAGATTAGAAAAGTCCTCTGCCTTTTCTAGGAAAAGAGCAAGAGTTATTGCTAGAACTGAAACCCACCAAGCAATGAACTATGCTAACAACAACATAGCTAAGAGAATGAACCTAAAGAAACCTATCAAAGAATGGGCTAGTGCTGTAGATGAAAGGACTAGAAACTGGCATAGGAGTATGAATGGCACTAAAGTTGGCATCAATGATAAGTTTATGGTACTAACGCCTACTGCTGGTGGTGGCATATCAGAGAGGTTTATGGATTACACTGGAGACCCTAATGGTGGCGCTAGTAATGTTATCCAGTGCAGATGTTTCACATTGTATTACGATCAAGATGATGATGTGATAGCAGGTACAGCTAGAAAACCTAGAAAACCTA